CATTTGCGCCCGACCCAAAACAGGACAGCGGTGAGGAGCACGATCAGAGTTGCGCTGCCGAGCGCAATGTCGAGCACCATGCCGCCCACTAAGAAGTCGCCGCTAACGCCCATCACTTTTGCTTCTTCTTAGGGAAGCCTTTTTTCATGTCGGCGTAGGCCTTATCGCTGACCGTTGACTTGCTCTTTGGGCGGCTCGTCCCGGCGGCCTTTCGCGCGTTAATGTTTGCGTACAGACCAGGCTTCCTTGGCATCACGGGCTCCCCTTGTTGCGCTTTGAGATCGCAGCAGCCTTGCGACGTGCATCGGCCTTCGAGCTTGCTCCCCAGGCCTGCAGCGACAGCAGCAAGCGAGTAGGCTTTCCGTTTTTGCGCTCTGGGCCGGGCATGTTGCCCATGCGCGCCAGAAACGAGGCGCGGCGCGGGTTGTCGCCAGCCTTGACCGGCGCTTTTAGGTCGCTGCCTGGGTTCTCGCGCTCGTAGGACCGGCGGCCCTTTTCGTTGAGGCCGCCCGCCGGGTTCTTGCCGGCCTTACGCGTCCAGGCTGCGGATTTCATGCCGGCGGCGCCTCGGCTTGCTGTTGCTGCATGGCAGCCTCAGCCGCCTCCTGCATCTGCGCCATCATCGCGGCGCGCTCGTCTTGCGTCGTGAGCACGCGAGCCGGCACCCCGAGACGGTCAGCAATGAACGCCAGCGTGCGCTCTTGGTCGATTGCCATAGCGCCCATTGGCCCGAGCTGCTGCGCGATTTGCGCGAACTGCAGGATGCTCTCGAGCTCCTCGCTATTCTGCGCCTTCGCGAGCGGCGAGACAGGCACGACCTTGACCGCTTGACCATCGACGCGCAGCGGCATGTCGATCAGGTTTTCCTGGTCCATAACTTTCAAGATGCGACCGACAAGCGGCAGCATGCACTCTGTCATCATGCGGCCGAACGCCGCCCCCATATTCGCCGCCAGCTCCGACATGCGCGCGCCGATTTCGGTCGCGCTGCGCGCGCTCATGGTGTCGGGCGGGAGGCTGTCGTCGAGCAGGACGCGCTTGATAGCCAGTGTCAGATCCTGAATCACGAGCTGCGTTAGGTTCACGTCGCCAGCGCGAGGCACAGGCGCAAGGCTGGGGCCGGATGGCCCACCGTTGCGCGCGACAGGGATGATAGCGCCAGGCTCGATGTTGATATTCTGCGGGTTCAGCACTCCGTCATCGGCGGCTGTGTACATGCCTGCAATGTTGATGCTGGCGTTTTGCAGCAGCATGCGCTTCGTCGCGTTAAGCGTTTTGATGTCGGGCAGCGCAGTGACCAGCACGCCCCGCCCCATCGTCTCGCCGGCCGCGACCATGTAGCGCGACACGATCCAGGGCGAGCTGTTCAGCTCGCGATAAACCAGCTCCTCGCGCTGGTCCGGCCAGATCAGGTGGTAGCAGTAGTAGTCCTCGTCCGGCATGTAGACTGTCGCCTCGATCAGGTCTACTTCCTCAACCGGGTTCTCGACAAGCAACTGCTGCAGACGGTCCGGCAGCACAGCGTCAGGCCACTCCTGCTGCAGAGCTTCCACCTTGATACGGTGCTTGCGGTACACGTTGTCGATCTGGCCGTGCGGACCGGCCTCGAGCGCGACAAGAAATTGCGGCACAGCCTCAAACCGCACAGGCGTCATCTCGTCGCCTGCGGATACTTTCATCACAGCCGTGCCGACTGCCAGGTCCAGCAAGAACTCGCTCATCGCCAGGTCGAAGTTAGTGCGACGCAGGACGGCAAACATACGCTCGTTGTAAATGTCGAGCGCTACTTGCAGGTCGTCGCGCTTGTCCTCTGGGATGTCGTCGCCGGCCACGAGTCGGCACCAATTACGGTACGGCGGAAAGATTGTGCTCTGCAGGCGGTTGGCGAAGCGCTGCGTCGAGCTGATCGCCGTGCTGTCGAACACGCGATCCATCTTGCTTTGGCCTGGCGAGCGGCCCTCGTAATAGCTGTAGAGGTTGCGCTGCGGAAGCGCGAACTCGTAGCACTCCTCGTAGATCGAGCGCCACTGCTCCTTGCGCGCCTGCGCGCGCTCGTAGCGCCGCAGCAGCTGGTCTACCGGTATCGGCATCTAGCCTAGGGTTGACTTGAGGCCGAGCTGCGCGTCCGCACGATCCGGCGAAAGAAGCAGCCGCATGCCAGTGCCGCCCCGCGCTCTGCGGGACGACCGACGCGCGCGGTCAGCCGCTGCCGTTTTCTGCATTTCGGTTTTCTGCTGCGCCTCAGCGCGCTGCTCTTGCTTGACGACGATCTCCTCTTGCCGCTTCTGGCTCTCGGCGATTGCCGGATCCGGCGGCGGCGGTTTCGGTTTCTTTAGGACTGCACCCATCGTCGTATAGCCTCGCCATCAGGTAGTAGTCGTCGCCAGTCGGCCCGTATCGGCGCATGACGCCTTCTTCCTCGAATTTAAGCCACTCAGCAAACCGGACGGCTGACGAGAATGATACCTGCACGCTCACCTGGCACCGGTGCAGCGCCATAGCGGTACCAACCTCGTCGAAATACTGGCGCGCAATCCGAGCCACAGATACCGCGTGGGTGCCAACGTGGCGGTCGCGCAGCATCCAGGCCTCGGCGTTGCCTTTGCAGTAGACGACCAAGCCCCAAGCCGCCCACACAATCCCATCGTACAGCGCGGCGTAGGCAGGCCCGGACGCCAGCTGCGACTCGAACTGCCGCATCATGGAGGGGTCGGCGTCGAATAAGCGCTGCTGCAGCGGGTGCAGGCGCATGCCCCGTATATGCCGCATCTCGGCCCTAACACAGATGGCACCGCGCGGCAGGCGCGGCTTGAAGCCGTCCATCAGCGCGCCTCACACGCGCGGGCGTCAGGTTTCATCAGCCGCATCGTACTCGTAGAAAACAATCAGCTTGCTCGCGCTCAAGTGTTCGGCCTCAACCGCCCTACAGTCCGGGCACGGCAGTTCGTCGACGGCATGGACGTTCGCATTGAAGATCGCGTACCAGTGCAGCCGACACGCCCGACACCTGAGCAGCGCAACACGCGAGCCGTCGTCATGGCTGTGTTGCCGTTTCTGCGCGAATGGGACGACGCGCAGGTCACTCATTGGTGATCGCGATGTTCTTCTGGTGCGCCCGCGCCATCGCAAGCAGCGGCTCTTTCCACTGGGCCCAGAACCGCAGCGCGTCCCTCCCGTCCATGGCAAAAATCTGCTCGTCGGTGAACGCGGCCCATTCCTCAGTCCGGTGCACCTGGCAGCCGATTTTGATATGGGCGTCGGTCACCATCACCGGCCATGTTGAGCCGAAGATGAAAACAGGCGGAATCGTCGCTTTCTGGTCTTGGCCGAGGTCGGCATCCGCGACGCATGTCCGATGCGACGACCCCGTGGTGAAAACGACCGCGCCGTTTGCGAGGTCAACGATCTGTCTCATCGACGCCCCACGACCTGCGGTTCATTACGTCAAACTTCGTAAACTCACTCACTCGCCCTCGCAACTGCGTTTTAGCCATGCCGCCTCGCAAAAAAGTTTGAAAAAGCCAACAGGGGTAGTTAAGATTTGCATACCTCCACTGTAGTAATCCTCCCATACCTCGCCGGCGGCCCACAAAGTCGCCGGCGTTTTCTTAGAGCACCCGGAAATCCATTTTGGCGCGCATCGGTTGCTGCGGCCGAACGTAGGCGCCACGGACGAGACGCCTGTGCTCGCCGCCGCCCAGCAGAAGATAGCCGAAGGCGTCGCCGACATGGCTGTGCTGATCCTTATGCGGCGCATCGCGGAACCTGTCAGTACCGCCGCTAATGCCGACGCGCTTGAAGTGATAACCGCCAGCCAGTGACTTGCGCAGGCGGCGGCAATCTTGGTGCACCAGCAGGCCAGGCTTGCCGTTGACGAGGCGCTGCATCGGTGCTGCCGCGCTTTCACGCCGCACCTGGAAGTCGTTGCTGGCCGTTGGCTGCGCGTGCAGGCCCAGGCTGCGCAGGTGGTCGAAGCTCGTCACCTCGAAGATCTGGTCGCGAGCGCCGCCTGCGGGGTCGCCCCATACCTCCGGCTTGCAACCGGAAAAGCGCGTGTTCAGCTCGTAGAGAAGGTGCTGCGCAAAGCGCTCGAGGCCCATGTCCTCCGTGACCAGCTCGTGCAAAATATGCCAGGCGCCAGCTGCAGTGCGCTGGCCGAAAACGGCTGCAGGCGTCAGACCGAAGTCGAGGCCGACGTGGACCGACGCAGACCTGTCTACCTCGATGCTGTCAGAAACCATCGTCACGTCGTCGTACTCCGGCCAGACGGGCCGGCCCTCCTTGACGAAAACGTACTGCCCCGCGACGTAGCAGGAGATCCAGTCTAGATCCTTGCCACCCAGCTGCTGCTCGTAGTAGCCCGGCGCCAGGTTGTTGATGTTCTCGGCCTTTGGATTGACCTGCCACCACCTGCCGGCGCCAGGGACGGCATCCGGTGCGTCAGCCTCGACCTGCACCATGCCGGCCGGCTGCTTGAAGAAAGTCCACTTGTACCGGCCGCCAATGGGCTCCTTCTCCGCCAGGCGGTACCACCAATGGTCGTCGTCCATCGGGTTCGTGTCGGCCCAGATGCCGCGCCACGGAGCGCCGCCGTTCGCCTTGGTAGGGTAGCGGCCTACACGATGCGTGAGCCCCTGGACAACAGCCAGCGGCAGTTCGCGCGCCTCGTTGATCCAAGCCCCCGTCAGCTCGAGCGACAGCAGCTTGCGCACGTCCTTCGGCTTGTCGAGCGCAAGAAAAATAACTTCGCAGTCGAGGCCAGGCACGCCGTCGCGCGGCGGCAACTGCAGGTGATGCGTGATCGGCGGCGACCAGCGCAGCGGCCCCCAGCGGTTCTCGGGGAAAAGATCTGTCCACGTCTTGAGCGTAGTGGTGCGCAGCTCCGGATAGCTGTTGCGCACCACAACGAAGCGGGAGTAGCGCGTGTTGTCTAGCGGGCTTGGCGGCTGTTTCGCTGCACGCAACAGCACCTCAGCGGCGCACGCGTAGCTCTTGCCGCTGCCGACCGGTCCGAGCAGGCCGCGAAAGAAGCTGTCGTCCTGCAGGAAGCGCCAGGTCGTAGCCGACTGCGAGAAGTCCAGGTCAAGGCTCTCGAGCGGATCGGCCTCAGCAACGCGCTTGCGGCGAGGGCTGCGATCAGTATTCGACCTAGCCACGCCGCACCCCGATCCCATCCGCCGGCACCACTTCTAGCTCGTGGTCGAGCGCCAACAGCAGCGCCTGCACCGTAGCTACGTTAGCCGCGCGCTGGTTGAGCTCGATGCGCAAAACTGTAAGCGGGTGCACGTCAGCCTGCGCCGCCAGCTCGTTGCGGCTCCAGCCGCGCTCCTCCCGCAGCTCCCGTACCACGGCGCCGAGCCAGCTAATCGGTACTGGCGTCATCGTCCACAACCTCGTAGCCCACGACCTCCGGCCCACGCAGGTTAATGCCGATCAGAGCCGGCCTGCGGCTATCCGCCTGCGGCTCGAGCAGCTGGTGGTGCTTAGCCAGCAGGCGGAGCGCTGCGTGCTTGTCGTGCAGCTCGACCTCGATGCTGTTGCCAAATTGGGTGGGAGTGACGCGCACCTTTTTGATAGCCTTGCGCGCGCGAACATCGAGCGCATCAGACGCCAGAAACGTCACGCGCCCCAAGGCGTCCCAGCTCAGCACATCAGTGATCTCAGCCGCCGCTATCGCGCGCAGCTCGTCCAGCACCACCTGGCGCTGCGCCTCGTCGTCAGATGCCAGCGCAGCTCGCGCCTTGCGCACGGTCAGCTTGTCACTCATGCGCCAGCTCGCGCGCCAGGTCCAGGTAGGCCGCCGCGTCGCAGTAGTCATCGGGGTTGAAGCCGCCGAGCTGCGTGCGCGCAACCTTGAGCAGAGCCATCATCAATGCCACGTCGGCTGGCGTCAGCTCTGCCCCAGGCTCGCGCCTGATGCGCAAATAGGCGTTCCACAGAGCCGCGATGTTGGCGTGGTTCAGCTCGTAGTCGCCATGCTGTTTCGCGCGGTCGCCAGTGATGAGGCCTAGCGCTGCCTCGAGCGTGCGGCCGACCGTCATAGCGGCAACAGCTCCCGGTGGCAGGCGCCGCAGTGCACGCCGCCCCCGACGCGCCGGCCCCGCGTCTGCGCGCCGCAGAAGTCGCAGGTACGATGTTGCTCCCAAAAACGCGCAACTATTTCCTGCGGCGGCCCCCCAGCAGACGCGCGGGGGCGGGGGGGCCGGGGGGCGGCCCCGGCCGCGAGCGCTCGATGGCCCCGGGCGGGGTCGTCGCGGCGGCTTTCGGGCTCGACGCCGGCGTCATCGGAGGCTTGCATATCTCTCACCCTGGTTTGAGTTTTGTATTTTACAGCAAGCCTGCCCATTTCGCGACCTGCATCAGCGTCGATGGCGGCGAGCGCCGGGCCTCGAGCGCCGCCTGGCACGCCGCGATGGTGTACTCGCGGATCTCCGCTGGGCTGCGGCCGGCGACGACCAGGAGCGCGGCAGCTGCGAGCTGTGGCTCGAGGAGCCGGTGCTGGCCGGCGGCCGCAGCGCCGGCGACGAAGGCGCCAGCCACGCGTTTCTGCAACTCCGTGTCGATCCCCCGGACCCCCTCTTCGTTATCGCCAGCAGCATTGTCGTCGTCCGGCTCGGCTATCACAGCCGGCACCGGCGCGTAAATCTCCTCGCGGCTCGGCACCGGCGTCTCGGCGCCCTGGTAGAGCACCTGCCACCTCGGCGTCAGCCCGCGTCCTTTGCGCTTGATATGCCTCGGGTACGGCTTGTAGGCGAGCTTTCTGATGTAGCCCATATTCCGCAGCGCCGGCATGTAGCGCTCGACTGTTGCGCGGTGACAGCCTACATGCCGCGCCAGCGTCAGATAGCTGGGCCACGCAATGCCGGCCGCATTGGTGTGGAGGCACAACGCCGCCAGGATCCGCAGCTGCGTCAGCGTCAGCGCTTCGTCTTGCACTGCGCGCGCCGGCAGCACGGAGTAGAGCCTGGTCGCTGGCTTCTCGGCGTCACTCATCGGCTAGCACCTCGCCGGAGCCCAGGCACACGTCGCACTCGACGCGCTCATCCCGCGTCTCACTAACGCGGAACAGCACATAGCCGCGACCGGCGCACTCGCTGCATGCCTCATAGCCTGCCGGCTCCTCAGAACGGTATGTCATCAGATGGCAACTCGCGGACGCGATGCCCTTCCGGGCCGGGTGAACCAAACACCTTGAATGTCTCGAGCACGATTGCAGGCAGGTGCTGGATCGCCGTGTCCACATGCACGCGGACAGCGCCCTCTGGCAGGTCTGCCAGGCTGGCACCTGGCTGGTACAGAGCCACCGCAAAGCCATCCGGGTGCATACCGACGAACACCGCCTCGCCAGGCGGCAGCTGCCCCGTGCCCCGCGCGGCCGCGTCGAGGGCTATCCATGCGCGCCGCATGCCGCCGGCCGCCGCGCTGATGCCGGCCTGGTCGCCCGCCGCCAGTGCAGCGTTCAGCCGCTCGAGCTGCTGGTTGAACTTGGCGGCCAGATCTTGTCCTGCCGCGAGGCACAGCCTGTCAGCCGTGCCCCAGGCCGTCTCGATGCGATGCGCTACCCGGTCTAGCTCACGCACCGCGACCTCAGCCGGCGGCGCAAATGGATCTTCATCTTGCCTCATATGCTTACCCCACAGACAAAACGCGGACAGGGCTCCGGACAAGCGGACAACCCCCTAGAGGGGGTTTGTCCGTCCGCTTTTCCGCAGCTAGCCGTGCTTGTCCGCCCGCTTCTGTTGCTTCTGCTAAAACCCATGTTTTCTGCGGCTTTCAGCCCGGCGGACATGTCCGGACACACCCCTAAAACTTGTCCGCAGCGCCTCATTCGGCACCCCTGCCGGACAACCCTCCGGACAACCCTCCGGACAACTGTCCGGCACGCTGACCGCGAACTACCACCTGCTTGTTACGCTCTAGAGTTGCTATGCCGCGCCGCCAGGCTCGCTGCTGCGACTCGCCGCTACCGCCGCCCAGAGCTGCCAGCTCGTCCGCCACGGCGCGCCATTCTTCGAGCGTGCAGCTCGCCCCAGGCCAGCCCGGAGCGTCGTCGCGACCCCATCGCACGACTGCCAGCGCCAGCGCCTGCAGCAGCTTGTCTTGCGTCGTGCTGCCGCCTGGCGCAGCTGCCAGGACC